GATAAGACCGAATTGACAGAAAAGACATCATGCAATCCGACCAAAGGAATATCGTGTTCATCTGATTACACGGACGCGCAACAGGGCTATTCAATCACAGTTCCATCGACAGGCGGAATCACAATATCAAGCAGACTTGCAACAGGTGCGGGTCAAGTAATACTAATCAATTCAACAAATGGCTAACGAGATCAACATTACAGACCTTTCGGTTAAAGCGGCTGCGGCACTAACTACGGCAGACTACTTAGTGACGTTCACTGATGACGGCAATACGACAAAAACACCAGCATTTGAGGCTATATCACAGGCCAACACGGAGAATGGATGCTTGTGTGTTCAGTTTGCTAAATTGGTTATACCAACGGCTCAGGTGTTGACACTTAACAGCGTTCCAGTTGCGTTCGGGTTGACCGTGCCGAGTGGGTATTATGTGCAGCCTATATCAGTAGCGGCATCACTAGATTACAATTCAATTGCATACGCTACCAATACGCGGGTGGGTATTAGATTTATTGGCGCGGCAAATGGGCTTTCCGTGTTCGGCAATGCTTTCTTATCATCAGCGTCTGATGCGTTTTTCTCAATTGGGCATTCATCTCCAACAGGGACTAATGTAATAGTAAATACAGATATAGAAGCGTATGTAGAAACTGGCAACCCAACGGCAGGTAACTCAGACATCACAATTTACCTCACCTATACACTGATTGAAATATAACCTAATTGCCCACCGCAGCCGAAATACTCAAAGCGAAATTAGACGCGCTAACGGACGTTCCTGACGGTTGGGCTAGGTCGATAGATGCTTATCAACCGAGGCTACTGACACGGCTTAACAGGCTACTTGCAGACCTTGAATTGGTCGATGGTAGAATAGCCATGACAGAGGCTAATCTTTACTTGATTGACGACATTGTTTCGGGTCTAAGAAATTACCTGACACAAGGTGAATACCTCGAAATTGTCACAGAGTTCAGTAACGAGTTTCTAGTTCAACAAGGCCGAACGGTAAGCTACTTCGGCGCGTTAGTATCGGGCGAAGTTCCTGTTACTTCATTCGCTTCGGCCATGTATCAAAGGAATAGGGCTTTGGCCGTTGAATCGGTAATCGGTAACGTGGCGTTAGATTCGATGCTATTGAATGACGTTAGGAACACTTTGATAGAGGCGGTGGCATCCAACAGCCGCTACACGCTGACATTGGAGGCGATGCAGAACCTTGTGATCGGTGACCCACAAAAAGAGGGGCAACTACTCAGATATTCAAGACAGATAGTTTCGGACACATTCGCAACCACCGACAGGGCTTTCACTAAGATAGTAGGCGATGAGTTAGGGCTTCAATTTTACCGATACTTAGGCGGCAAGATGAAAACGACACGGTGCTTCTGCGATGTTCGTAACGGAGGATTCTTCCATCGAAAAGAAATAGAGGGATGGGGCAATGGTATCGGTATCGGTAAATGTGACACGGGCAAAGGTTGGGCGGGAATGATGCCAAATACCAATGAAGATACTATATTTGTCAACGCAGGTGGCTACAATTGCCAACACTCAATACTACCTATTTCTACATTTGCAGTTCCTAAAGAGGTCGGAATCGCAGCTTATGAGGCAGGCTATTTTGAGCCGACACGAACAGAAAAAGAATACTTCGGACTATAAACATGGGTCAAATAATACTAGCCGTAATAATCCTTGCCGTTTACTTTGCGCCTTCAATAATGGGGTGGGATAAAAAGAATATCGCTGCAATTATCGCGCTTAACCTATTTCTAGGTTGGACATTCATTGGATGGGTGGTTGCCCTTGTTTGGTCGTTGACTAAGGAATGAGCGTATATGTAGCTGGTCATACTGGAATGGTCGGGTCGGCAATAGTCAGACGGCTCGGAAAGGACAACGTGATAACCCGAACTTCAAGCGAATTAGACCTTCGGAATCAAGCCGAGGTTAATGCGTTCTTTGCGGAAAACAGACCCGAATACGTGTATCTATGCGCTGCAAAGGTCGGAGGCATCAATGCCAATAATAAGTATCGGGCGGAGTTCATTTACGATAACCTGATAATTCAGGCCAACGTTATCCATGCGGCTTATCTTAACGGTGTTAAGCGGCTTATATTCCTTGGCTCATCATGTGTATATCCGAAGTTCGCGCAACAGCCTATCAAAGAGGAGTATTTGTTGACGGGAGGACTTGAACCCACCAACGAGCCGTACGCAATAGCCAAGATAGCAGGGCTGAAAATGTGTGAGGCGTACCGTCACCAATACGGGTGCGATTTCTTTACGGTCATGCCGCCTAATCTATTTGGTATCGGTGACAATTACCACCCGCATGATTCGCACGTTATCGCTTCAATTATCCGTAAATTCCATGATGCAAAAGAAAGCGGCTCAGACACGGTCGAACTTTGGGGCGATGGAACACCGTTAAGGGAAGTCATGTGTGTAGATTCTTTGGCCGCGTCAATCGTTGAACTAATGCAAAACGGAACGGATCACAATTACCTGAACATCGGTTCGGGTCAAGAGTTCTCAGTATCAGAACTGGCCGAAATAATTGCTACGGTTGTCGGGTTCAATGGTCGGGTCATTTGGAATAGCGAATATCCTAACGGAACGCCACGCAAGCTAATGGATTCAAGCCGTCACGGGTCGGTTGATTTCGACATGGGTCAATCTTTGAAAACAGCATATAACGACTACCTTAGCCGTCACGCATGACAGTAGTAATGACATCAATTTCACCGAAGCACACGAACGGTGACGTGCAGAAACAAGCGATTGAAAGCTGGAAGGAATTGGGCTTTCGGGTCTTGTCCTTCAACGCACCTTCCGAGATTGAGGTTCTGAAAGCTGATTATGATGTTGAGTTTGTGCCATGCTTCCGAACGATGGAAGGACTTTTCAAAGTGCCTTACGTTCCGATTTCATCGTTCATTGATTACGCCAAAGAACACGGATTTGAGCAAGTAATGCTTATCAATTCGGACATCGTTATAAAGGACGAAACAAGCCGACTTAACGACTATCTGAACCACGCGCATCATGGGTTGATATTCAGCAACAGGCACGACCATAACGGAGACTTTCAGAACCCGACAGTCTATTCCTTTGGGTTTGATGTGTTTGTTATTCACAAGAACTTTTATCACTTGATACCTCAGTCTATGTTCTGCATGGGGCAGACGTGGTGGGATTACTGGATCCCATACAGATTCATAACGAATAAGATTCCCGCGTATTTGGTCAAGGAAACTATGTTCTACCACATGAGGCACAACGTCCAATACTCAACTGAGCAATGGAACTACATGACACGACATTTCCAATGGATTGAGAACTTCATGCCAAGTCAAACACCCGCAGGAGTTAACCACAGAGTTTATCGAACCATACGCCAATCTGCAATATGAACGTAGATATTTTTATTCGCACGTATTCAAAAGACATTGACTGGTTACACATCGCTTTAGCATCAATTCAGCGTCACGTCACTGGCTATCGGAACATCATAATCACTATTCCAGACAAGAATCTGCTATCAATGTTGACCATTGAAAAAGTTATTCAGGTTGAGGATATGAAAGACGGTTATATCGGCCAACAGTTGACAAAGATGGAGGCTTGGAAATACACCGATGCCGATGCCATTGTCTTTTGGGATTCTGACGTTATAGCTTGTGAACCCGTGGACGTTTCGGAATGGATCAAGGACGGTAAACCCATCATTTGGAAAACCAAATATGAACTTACACAAACACCTTGGAGGCCGATAACTGAAAGGGCTGTCGGGTTTGATGTGGAATGGGAATACATGCGTAGGATGCCGCTGACCTATCTACGTTCAACGTTAGTTGATTGTCAGGCGTTTATAGAGGGTGTTCATAAACGACCGTTGCGTAATTACCTTAGTTCCGTGCCACACAGGGCTTTCAGCGAGTTCAACGCGATCGGGGCTTATGCTGAAAAGTACCTAGCCGACCAGTACCACTTTCAAGACACCGAAACGGGCGATCTACCAAAGAACAAGGTTCGGCAGTTTTGGAGTTGGGGAGGGTTGACAGACGAAGTGATGGCAGAAATTGGAACATACTTAACATGAACGGACAGAAACCATTTGAGGGAGATACATTTATCCGTGCCGAATTGGAGGCTTTGAGGGATAAGTTCGGACTGACTAATTGCGTTGAGACGGGTACGCAATACGGAGCAACGACACAATCGTTCTGCGAGATGTTGCAAACCGTTGTTTCAATTGAGGCTGATGCGGAATTTCTATATGTTGCAAAGGAGCGATTAAAGACCATTGATAATGTCAGATTGATCGAGGGGCTATCACAGGACGTGCTACGTAAAGAGATTGCGTCACACGCGCTTTACTACTTAGACGCTCACGGCTGCGAAATAGGCGGTTGTCCGTTGAAACAGGAATTGCAAATCCTTGCCGCTGCGAAGCTGACAAACATCGTTATAGCAATCCATGATTTCCGCGTACCTGAAAAGGACTTCGGATATGACGAATACGATTTTCCTTTGAGCATTGAGGAGATTGAGCCGCTATTGCATAAGGTTTTCAAGTCTCCGAAGTGGCATTACAATACGGAGGCTGACGGGGCGTATCGTGGAATCATTTACATTTATGAAGGATGAGAAAAAGGGAACTGTTTTGGAATAGGGTATTGGCAATAGTCATAATGGCGATATTGAATATCGTGGCGTTCAAATACATTCCGAACCTTGACATCTTAAGCTATTTTGTTGGTCTTGCAATATGCGGGATTTATAACGGACTGATTGCAGAATCAAAAGACGAAAATGAAACTGACCGACCTTAAAAGCCGATACGACATAGGCCACGTACTCACTGAAATGGGTCTGTTAGGGCGTGGCGTTGAAGTTGGCGTGGCGTTCGGTGAAAATGCTGAGATAATTCTTGACAGTTGCGAAATAAGCCAGTTGATATTGGTTGACCCTTGGAACTATGTACCGAACGAGAACCCTAAAGGCTTTGCAGATGCTATCAAAGATTGGGGCGGTTGCTACCTATACTGTGAGGATAAGTTGAGGCGGTTCGGTGACCGTGCCGTAATGACAAGGCTTTCAAGTGTTCAGGGTGCAAGGGCATTCCAGAACAACTCACTTGACTTCGTTTACATTGACGCTAACCACATGCGCCCGTACATTGACAACGACCTGAACGCGTGGTTTGATAAGGTCAAGAAAGGCGGTATCTTCGGAGGTCACGATTACCATAACGTCAACACCGAAAACTATCAATGCAATGTGAAAGACGCGGTTGACGAGTTCTTTTCACAGACGAATTACACTATTCACGTAACCAACGCGGAGGGCGATGCACCTTCGTGGTACATTATCAAATGAGAAAAGTAGAACTGAAAAACGGTCGAACCGTTGCGCTGATTGAGGGCGATTCACATATCGGAAAGTGGGTTGAAATGGAGGGTAGACTTGACCACGACAGAAATATGCTTCCGTTACTCGACCCGTACATTCACAAAGGTTTTACGGTTTTGGACATTGGCGGATATATCGGTGATCATACGGAAGACTACATTGAACGTGTCGGACGAACAGGAAAGGTCTATGCATTTGAGCCTAACCCAAAAGCGTTTGAATGCTTGGAGTTCAATATGCGTGAACATAAGAACGTGCTATGCTTGAATGTCGGGGCAAGCGATAAGGAACATTCAATATCATTGGCGCAGGATGCCAACGGTGGTGCGGCCTATGCGATTGAGGGCGATGACTTCAAATGTATCACCATTGATTCGCTTGGACTTGATGCCTGTGACTTTATTAAGATGGACTGCGAGGGCTTTGAGTGGAACGCTTTGAAAGGTGCTGAAAAGACAATAGCGAAATTTCGCCCAACAATGCTACTTGAAATAAATAAGGGCGCGTTACTTCGTCAGGGCGCAAGTGTGAGTTACGTATTCGGTTGGTTGTCGGCTAACGGGTACATCATTAGGAACATCTATTCCGAACAAGGAATGGACGATGAACAGTTCGACATTCTTTGCCAACCTATTAATTCGTAATTTTGCAAGTATGAATAAGCCGATAGTTATACGGATAAGGCCACAGGACGAAAGTGTTAAAGCTAAGTGCGGTGGCCGTTCTGGATGCACGTTGACCGACTTTTACATCACTATGAAGAAAGCCGCCTAATGCTACTTGAACAAGCGCAATCGTTGATAGCATCGCTCCTTGACCGCGAAAAGCGGAAGATGGGTAAGCCCGAAGAAATGTACGGCAAGATGTACGTGGATGCCGTTAAACAGACAAAGCGCATCAAGGCACATTCAGACCCTGAACACTTCCCCTCTGAACTATTCGCGGTACGTGCGCCAAATGCCACAGACGACCAATTCAAATACGTCAAGGCGAATTACAAATGTACCACCAACCCAATTTGGCAGGAACTAATGTCAGTTGTCGGACGTGCGTTCATTGACAACAATTGGCAGATGATTTGGGGCGAGGGAAGCGATGAACTGAAAACGTATTGCACCGAAAATTTCCCCGTTTATCATTCAACGGAATATTTCGTAAAGAATGTCCTGCCATCAATCAAGTTGAGTGATGCGAACGGTATTATAGCTATCCGTCCACACGGGTTTAAATTCATTCAGAACGAACAGGGTGAATTTATCCTTGACGATACCCAACTGCCCGAACCCGCTATCTTTTACCATCCATCTGAGAAGGTATTGGTGCGCGAAAGGAATGTAGTGGTTGTGATTGACGATGAAAGGTCGGTCGTTACGGTTTCGGGGAAACCTGCAAAAGAGGGGCGTGTATTGTTCATCTACACACCCGAAGCAATCTATCGTTCGGAACAGGTAGGAGTAAAGAGCGATAATAAGTATAACACCTATCTATACTTCGCTCACGGTGAGGATAAGATGCCATGTATTGACCTTGGCGGGATTCCACAAATAGCGGCCAACGGTTCGATATATTGGATAAGTCCTTTCAGGTTCGCAACCGACCTACTTGACCTTGCATTGACCAATAGGAACATCATGCAAGTGTCCATCGCTTCGGTGGTGTTTCCTTTTAAGATTATGATGTCGGACGAATGTGACTTTGAAGATTCAACGTCACGCTGTTCGATGGGTAAATTGGTTAGCCTTGATACGGGTGACCTTATGGGTAAATGTCATTCGTGCGGAGGTAGTGGGCAGCGGTTGCCATATTCGCCCCTTGGTCAATACCTATGGAAGAAACCCGAAGGAACAACGGCAGGAGGCCAATACCCATACAAGCCCGTTGAGTTCGTGGAAGCACCCGTTCAAGGTCTTGAATTTGTACGTGAACAGGTTTCATTGGACACCGAAAAGGCGCGGTCAATCCTTCACCTTCACACGTCTAATTCAGATGTCAAGGGTTCGCAGGATATGACGGCTACTGGAATGGCAATTGACCGAGAAAGTCAATTCGCTTTTATCCGTGGCATTTCAGACCAAATATTCGGGTTGTGGGATTGGATGTTCAAACGAATATCATTTCAGCGTTACGGGAATTACGAGCAAGTACCAACGCTCATTTATCCTCAGTCGTTCAATTTCAGAACAGAGGCCGACATTTGGGCGCAGATCAAAACCGCACGTGAGGCCGAAGCACCCGCGTACATCATTCAGGAGTTGTTCTATTCGCTATTGAATAACCTACTTTCATCGTCTCCAGACGCATTGAAAATATTTGAAACGATAACAAACGCGGATAAACTGTTTTCCGTTTCGGCTACCGCAGTTGCGGCACGTAAGGCTTCCAATGCGATTGAGCCTTGGCAGCTTACTATTCACGATTCAGCATTGCAGATTGTCAATGGATTGATACGAGAAAACCCGAAGTATCTTGATCTTGATATTACCGAAAGAATCAATATTTTGGAAAGTAAAGCAAAAGAGGTTACATTTGTTGCACCGACCGACAATCCAGTTGGCCGTGCATTAGGACTGAATGGGTAAAGACACATTGATTCGTACCGTTTGCGGGGGCAAAGTTCCGCGTGAGTTCAAACTTGCCGCTTTAATCGGTGACTTCTTTGAACGATTGGAAAAGCATTATGGAGTTGCTGAAATTGCAGACCCTGACCTGAAAGAAAAGTTGACGGAGGAGGAGTTGCAATTGCTTTACGCCAAGTTCAAATACCTTGACCCTAATCGCGTAATTCCAGCGATGCCGACACATGGGGCTATTCCGTTCAGGAATGCATCACCCGTGCCAGTTCCGCCACCGTCTGAGCCGAACAACCCGATACCAGTACCCGTTCCAACTCCGACACCGAATGAAGGTGAAATAGTTACCGAACCGATCCAAGTAGAAACCAAGAAACGAGGCCGAAAGCCTGCAAACAAATAGACCATGTCGTTAGAATTAAAAGACATTTCCGCATTTACAGGTATCGAACTGAAAGACGATATGACACCCGAACAATTGGCCGAGGCGTTCAACGCTAAGTATGTGCCAGTTGAAACGCACTCAAAGGCGTTGGGCGAGTTGAATGGAAAGGTAGCACACGCCATAAAAAAGGGATTCAAGGATATTGGCGTTGAAGTTGATTCGGCTGATTTGAAAGACAAGAGCCTGACTGATCTACCTTCAATCTTCGCGTCTGCGGTTAAGGTTAAATTCGATGAACTTGATTCTCAGAAAGGTGCAACGGCTGAAACAATCGAGGCAAAGTACAAAGGAGACATTGAGAAATACAAAGGGATTGCAGCCGAAAAAGAAACAATGTTAAAGACCGTTGCGGCTGATTTCGATGGTTTCAAAGCAACCGTTGAGCAAGATAAAAGGACTTCAAAGATTGACTCTGAGTTCACCAAGCATTACGGAGCGTTGAAGTTCTCCGAAACTGCAAATCAATACGCTAAAGTTGGATTCCAAACGGAACTAACGAAGAAATACACCTTTGACCTTGATGCGGAAGGAAAGCACATCGTAAAGGACAAGGACGGGAAACCCGTAATGTCAAAGGTTAAAGCAGCCGAACCAGCATCTTATCAAGAGGTGATTGACGCGGAATTTAAGGAGGCAAAACTTGGACAGGTTGTAAATCCAAATAAAGTTCATACATTTGCATCGACACCACACGTGCCAACTACTCCGACAAATGGTCGGGCAGTAGCACCAAGGCATCAGTAAAGTGTCTCTCAGGGCGTGACTTCCCTAATAGGTCTTCAGGCGTTTTCATTCGGCCTACTGAATGGATAAACAAACCTAAAGACCTTTAAAATGTCATATTCATTATGTGAAAGAGTAATTATGAACGCCATCCAAGACAGACTGGATGATGTTTATTTGGGTGCAAGTAACCTTACTGCCACCAAAACACCATTTCTTGATTTCGTTCTATCACCTGAGAACGTAGCGACCTTCGACCTTCAAAAGCGAATGTCACGAGACGGCAAAGTGCGAAGCGTTGAACTTCGGTTCGATCAAGCGAAACTAGCGTCAGAAGTTTCTTCAAACCTTTCAGGATGTACCGCAACAGGAACAGACTGTCAGAACACGAAGGACTACACGTTTAATCCTGACCTCAACCGAGGAATGGACTTTACGCTTGGATTGACCGAACTGACAGAATCCTTCGAGACGAACACAGAAACCATTGCCAAGGCATTGCGTCTGAGAATGGACGCCATCAAAGAGGCTATCTCAATCGACCTTGCAACCGCTGCCGTAGCTGCCGCAGGTGCGTGGTCTGGAGACACTTCTGACATTGACGGTGTGGCCGTTGCGAACGATGTTCTGCAAGTGAACACTACCCTTGCAAATGGAACGGGTGCTGCGAGAATCGCTAATCCAGTTCTTTTCGAGCAGATCCGAACCGCTTTGGAAATGTCAAACTACGGAACTACTGGAATCTTCGGTGGTAACGAGTTGGCATCTTACGTAAGACGCGCGATTGCAGGATCAGACAGCGCAGTTGGTTACAACCTTCGTGCAATGTTGGACGCTTACGGAATCGGGGCAACCTACGACAGAAACCTTGCAACGGTTCTGTCAGGTGTTGGTGCAGCCACTAACCTTGCAGTTGGACTTGGCTCAATTGCACCTGTTGGATTCTCATTGTATGCTGCCGATGGAGCGAAGATTCGTCAGGAGGACAGCATCGCTGACACCATCTACGATCCTGCAACTGGCATGATGTTCGACTTCCGAATGACACGCCCATGTGATGAGTGGTTGATCCAAGTTCGTTCAACTTACCAATTCTTCTACCTTCCAGACGATCGCTACAAAGCTGGTCACAACTTGGAGCGTGTGAACGGAATCGGGCAGATAGGCGTTACTTGTGCCGACCTAGCAAGCTGCTAAGATCATTGAAAGCCATTTAAAAAGGGGCGTGGCTAATTGCTTCGCCCCTTTCTTTTTATTCTAAATTTGTAGCTATGGAATGTTTGAATACGCTTATCGGTCTAAAAGGTGGGTGCGCTGAGATTTCGGCAGACGCTTCGCTTTTCCTTAACTCCAAGGTCACTTATTCGGAGTTGTCTGACTTTGTTGATCAGAACGACTACGCAAGCGTTGACGAGTTCTTTACCGACATTCGTGAAACGGCTGTAAAGTTTGTCCTTGCCGAGATTCAGAACCACATGCGAGAAAAGTACATTTCGCGAACGGTTATCAATCAACAGTCACTAGGTAACTATTCCAACGGCCTTATCGCTTCGGGTGCTGCCGCGTTGTACAAAGGTGTATTCTTTGACAGATGCACCGTATTTCCGAGCCTTGGGTATCGCATAACTTCAATCGGATTCATTGGTAATTACTCGGGTAATGTTGTGGTCAAGTACATTAACGGATTGACGGGCGTAACACTTGCAACCGATGCAATTGTGGCCGTTGCTGGCTCGCCTGTTAAAGTGGATGTCAACAGGTTATTCAATGTTCAAAAGCTACTGATCGTCTATGATGCCACAGCGATAGGCGGTTACGAAACGCGGATTGATTACAACATCGCAGGGTGTGTTTCGTGCAACAATTGGAGGGTCAATGTTCACACCACAGCCCGACCCGTTACAACACCTATTGCAACGCCACTTGTACCAACCTACGGCTATGACATGGGCGGTCTTATGGTTGACGTGTCAATGGAGTGCGACAACGAATCATGGTTGTGTGGCATCAAGCAACAGATAGCCATCCCGATCATGTACAAGATAGCTGAACTGATGATGGAATATGCGGTCACATCAAGTTCACGCGGCAACACAAAGACGATGAGAGATTATGACAAGCTAAAGGAACGTCACGGGTTCTATAAGTCCGAGTACGATTCTTCAATGAAAACAGCTTTGATGCGGGTGATACTTCCGAATGATCCAGTTTGTTTCCATTGTCAGAAGCGCAACGGGATATATCAAGCTATCCCATGAAAGTAAAACACGCTGAACAGGAAATATTGGTAAGCGCAAATCGAAAACGATTGATACGGATATGGCTCAACTGACACCCGCACAATTTTCAGCGCAACTCCGAAAACAGGCCGACCAGTTGGCGGATGGTAAGGCGTTACAAATAGCCGCACAGACCGTTCATGCTATGCGTGTGGAAAGGATATTCGACAAAGGTATTGACGGGGCTAAATATTCAGACCGTTCACCTATCTACATTTCCGCGAAAAACTCACGTAGTTCAGTAAGCGGAAAGTTTAAGGATTACGGGGCGTTCAAATCAGCTATCGGGTTCGATGGGTCAAAGGTCAATCTTCGGGTAACAAACGACCTTCAATCAGACTTCGCAAACAGCAATACCAATTCAGGAACGGGAAAGGCCGACTCAGGAAAAGTGATAAAAGTCAGTAACGACCTATTCGTTGAGGAATTAAGGTCTGAAAAGAACGTGGACAAATGGAACGGCAATATTGAAAGATTTGGTGATTTTGGAGAATTTACAACCGAGGAAAAAGAAACGTTCGATAGGGTCTTACTTTTGGAGTTGACCGCTATTTTAAGAGGCGAAAGAAAATGACAGACCTAATATTACAATATCTCAATACGCTCGTTTCAACTGTTGGAAACATCGAACGAACATACTGCATCGTTGAAAGGCGTAGTGGTTCTGACGGCACAACAATGCCTTACGAGTATGTAGGTGGTGGCAATTTCAAGCCCGTTGAGGTTGACGGTGGTAGTGTAAGCTATTTCAGACTTCGTGCCGCTAGAACGCTAGAAACCGTTGATGGAAGAACAGCCGAGAAACCGATACAAGCAACTTACCCATTGCGATTTGTGGCAATGATTAGGCGCGATGACAATAACCCAGAAGTTTATTCTCAGGACGTTGCAAACATTCTTACGGGAACGAATCAAGACCTACGCACGATACTTGGCGCAAATCGGGCTGTCATCACGGTAACCTCAATTGAAACCGACACGCCCAAGATATGGCAAGAGGAATTTACAACACCGATAACCGAACCGAAATATTCGCGGTCAATGGTTATGATAGACCTTACGGTTACGGTTGTGGCGACTCGCTCATGTTGGGCTGACTGTGCTGATTATCCAGACATTCTACAAATGTTTCCGTGGTGTAATCCAGCGACTCTTGAAAGACTTACACCCGAACAGTTAGCTTGCATTGAAGGTGAACTATGTGTTCCACTATGCGAACAGTTAGCAGACGTTCTTCCTGAAGATGTGGTGGTCGATGTGTTTGATTGCTTGACATTGGCCGCGCAGACCGAGTTACTTGATAGCGAGTGTGTGATACCGCCATGTGCAGACGTAACCCAACAGGTCAACGGAACAACTATTGGCACGACCGTAAGCGGTGGCACGAATAACCAACTTATCCGCAACACGGCAGGCACGGCAGTAGGCACTTCGGCCAATCCGTCCATCGTAGCCAACTCAACCTACACGCTAAAGAAATCAGGAGGCACGACTATTAGCACGGGTTCGATAGCAGCCGAGGCAAGCGCGAACATCACAGCACCTGATGCGACCGCTGTAGTTAAGGACACGGCAAACAACACCATCTCAACTACACCGATACAATCGGACTCAAGCGCGAATATAACCGCACCTGATGGCACGTATTCGCTTAGAGACACAGCTTCAAACGTTCTCGGAACGGGTTCAATCCGTTCGGGTCAATTGGCGGTTGTCATCACCGCACCTGATGCAACGGTCACTATCAACGGGGCTTCACTTGGAGCAACTGGAGACATTCCAAGCGGAGGTTCGGAAGACTTGGACGTATTGCAAGGTGGTGTTGCAGCAGGAAGTTGGAACGGGTCTGCTTGGATAATTCCTACGTGTCCCGCTTCGCCATCGTTAGCCGTAACGCTATCCGATGACACACCCAACTTCGGAGATGTTGTACTGATAACCGCAACACCGACAGGCATAACGCCAACGTCTTACACGTTCATTGTACCATTGAAAGATGGCACTTTGACGCGTACAACGCAAGCGGGTAATACCTTGAACTGGACGGCAGTTTACACGGGTGCGCAAAAGATAAGCGTGGAGGCCACGAACGGGTCTGCATGGGTAAGCGATGACGTGGATGTTACGGTCAGCTATGTCATTGCAAACGGGCTTATATTGAACGGCACGAACTGGCTATCAACGGCTAACGGCACATTCAACAGACTCTTGAACGCGAACATATGGCAGATGTCAATGTGGTTTAATGCCACATCGTTGGCGAACCTGCCGATCATATTCGCGGGTACGGCATCAAATATGTTCGTGGAGGTGGATGCTACTCACGTTTATGTCAATGTCGGGGGTTCTCTCAGGACATACAATCAAGTGGTATCAACGGCAACTCGTTACAATTTGGTCATTCAAAAGACGGCACTCGGAAACAACCTTACCGTGTATCTTAACGGGGTTGCGTTAACACTTACAAGCGGAAGTTCTACCGACCTATTGCCACTTAACCAAGGCGCGTACATTGGCCGATATTGGTCAGGGGGATTTGAGTTGAGTGGAAAAATAAAGGACGTTGCATTCTTCAACTCCTTTAATTCAAGTCTCGCACAGGTCACGTCTTACTACAATGCAGGGAGCGGTTCACACCCCGTTACATTGGGTCAATTTCCTGATGTGTGGTATTGGCTTGAATCGAACCCGAACGACTACGGACGTTTAGGCATCAACGCCACAGCCGCTAATTCACCTACTTACGGAGCATTCTAATGTATCAGATACACCACACCAAGCCGAATATTGAGGGGGTCATTCCTGTTGAGTTGGCACTCAAGGACGGCACAACCGCCTACGTTGTGTCTGACCATGACCTGATTCCTGACATTCAATTCGACACCGTTGAGGATTACCACGAATGGCTGAACGAAAACATTGAACGACCTGAACTGACATGACCAATGATTGACATAATGGACACTATATCACATGGGGTGTCTGCGCTGCTAGGTGGTGCGGGCGGGTTACTCGGAGGCGTTGCAGCCGAAAGACGGGCGGCTAAATCAGAGGCCGTTCAGGAACTGCGAATGCTAAAGACCGAGTACAAGGAGTTTGCCGATTACACCCGCGAAGAACTGGACCGAAGCCGCGAAGATCGTAAGGATTGTTTGAAGGAAAATGAGGCGATGAAGAGCGAGATTGATGGGCTGAAAGTGTCGGTAAATCAGCTATCAATGGCGATGCACAATGTAATCGAAACACCAAAGGCCAAGCGCAAACCATTAAACCCGAAGCCATGAACCAACTCGAAAAGATTCACGATGACGGCAAGGGCAATCTGTCATGGATGCGCGTGGCCTGTTCGTTGGCGTTGCTAACGGGCGTTCTTGCCATCTTCATTCAGTTGTTGACCGCGTGTGCCGTAGTGTTCTTCACGGCTAAAGGAATGGAAGAACTGACGCATATTGAATGGATGCAACCGATCGCGTTGATAGGTCTATCATTCACGGGCAAGGCGGCACAAAAGCAAATTGAAAAAGATGGCAAAGGTTAAGCAAGCAAGCGCGGTCACTTTCAGGCCAAAGACGCGTAATAAGCTAGGTCGGCACGTCAAATCAGCCAACAAGCACAGGTCAAAGAAAGCATATAAGGGACAAGGTAGGTAATGAGAAAGGCGGAAGTATCGGGAAATGTGGTACTTGCCGCGCTTAAAGAGTGGCCGAACTTAGCGACATTGACGCTTGCTAAAAAGCTATACGCGGAGAATCCTTCGCTATTCAAATCCATTGAATCAACACGGTCAACCATTCGATATTATCGCGGTACGGTCGGAACATACAACAGAAAAACTAGAAACATGGAAAAGCCTGAGAATGCCCTACACGCTAACGCAATGGGAATACCTAACCCGTTCTATTTACCCGAATCGGATGAGGTCGAATGGGAGGCTTACATCATACCTCCATCGGTCACTAGGTTGCTTATCCTGTCCGACATTCACATCCCATACCACAACGTCAATGCTTTGACTTTGGCTATCCAATATGGCAAGGACAAGAACGCCAACGGTATCATGCTGAACGGGGACATCCTTGACTTTTACGGCCTGTCAACGTTTGAAAAAGACCCGCGCAAAAGACGCTTCTCGGAGGAGTTGGAAATGGGTCGGCAGTTCCTTTCTGTGATAAGAAAAGAGTTTGATGGAGTGCCGATTTACTACAAATTAGGAAATCATGAGGAAAGGTATGAGCGTTATTTGCGTATCAAAGCACCCGAACTATTGGACGTTTCTGAGTTCAGAATGGATGTGCTATTGAAGTTTGGGGAATTGGGCATTGAGTTGATTGACGATAAGCGTATAACCAAGTTCGGGAATCTCAATATAATGCACGGCCATGATTTCGGCAAGTCTGTTTTCTCGCCAGTTAACCCCGCGCGCGGTCTGTACATGAGAGGCAAAGAAAACTGTATTGCAGGCCACAACCACCAAACAAGCAGCCACGTTGAACCGAGTATGAACGGCCACGTGGTCAACACTTGGTCAACGGGTTGCCTTTGTGAATTGCACCCGTCCTATATGCCTATCAACAAGTGGAATTTGGGTTTTGCCTACGCTGAACGCGAGGCCGACAATGGTTTCACGGTTCACAACCATACGATTATCAAGGGCAAAATCCGATAGTATTGCCATGCGTTCACAAAACATGAACACGTTCAAAATATGAACACGTTCAACTAACCTATCAAAAAAGTATCGTTAGCCGTTGATTGACCGCGTTGTGTATCAAATTAGATACTACATTTGCAACCTCTGTTTTCTTGTTCTGTTTGAAGCCCGTGTCATTGGTTTGGTACGGGTTTCTTATTTAGAATCATTCTAAATTACAACTATTTTAGGGTCAAACGAATTATTTATTTGGTAGTCTCGAAAAGGTGTGTACATTTGTCAGGTCGAAACAAACAAACGACACTAAAAACTACCACGATGGAAACGATTTTTGAATCAAACGGTTTTGTAATAAGGTTTAACGGTGAAACTACCTACTTTCTAATTGACCCATCTGGCGATTGCGTTTTTGCAGCACTCACTTTGAGAAAGTGTAAAAACTATTACGTCCAAATCTTTGCATAAATAGAAACCGTGGTAGGTCGGGGGATTGGCACTTGCCATGAACCCGTTACCGCACTAAAACGAGAATTATGAAAAAGACATACGACTTCACAAAGACACCCGATGCTAACTTCGCGGAGTTCTTCAAGCCGAAAAAGAAAGCCTCAACTAAGGCCGAAATCAAGGCGCAGATACAAGCGCAGTACGAGATAATGCACCAACTAATTAACGAGATATGAAACCATTCAAACTATCCAAGACAAGCCGCGAACGGCTTACCGGCATCAAGCCTATCCTTATCGAGATAATCGAGGAGGCGATTAAAACAAGCCCTATCGACTTCGGGATACCCCAGGACGGTGGACTGAGAACGGCACATAGACAGAACGCCATGTACGCTCAGGGGCGCACAGATTTAACCAAACCGAAGATAACCAACGCTGACGGCCACAAGAAACTGAGCCGCCACCAATCGGGCGAAGCGTTCGACATTTACGCATTTGTGGACGGTAAGGCATCGTGGGACATTGGTCACCTGACAACGATAGCCCGACACCTGCAAGCTGTGGCGAAGTCTAAGGGCGTTGAGTTGGAATATGGGGGCGATTGGCCTAAGTTCAAAGATTACCCACATTTGGAGTTGAAGCGATGACAGCCCTCGACCCGAAGCCATACCGCTACATTCTCATTGCAGCCGCCACGTTAGCCGCTATTCTTATCGCTCTCATCATATTCCTATCCGTTCAACTATGGATGAGCAACCAAAGAGAAAAGGCCGTTAACAAAGCACAGATAAACCAACTGCTCCAAACGCGGCAAGATGCTGAATATAAGGTACAACAGGCCGTTGATTCTGTCAGTATAATTCACATTGCGCTTAAAGACAACGAGGCCAAACTATCCGAATCAATCAACCGTTACAACCGACTTAAACAAAATGAACCGAATCTTACTTTACTCCGTGGTGACACTTCTGCTATCCTTGGCGAACTCCAACACATCAGCGCAGAAGTTGGTCAGGATTGACGGCAACGCTTACTACTGCAACTCCGAACCCGTGACAATTGCTTTGATAGGCGCGTGGAAATCAAAGGACAAGGTGATCGAACTTGAAACGCAAGTAACGCATTGGCAGACCCGAACCGAACTACTCGAAACGAACATCGAGCAACTGGAGTTAATTGTCGCGGCAAAGGATACGATTATCGAGGTCGCGGATGACGTGACCGAATTGACTGAAAAAGAGGTTAAACGATTGAAGCGGCAGGCCGTTGCCAAGTGGTTCAAGTCAACGATTGGAATGGTTGCTACTGGGGTGACTGGATTGGGTGTTGGGATTGGTGCAGGGCTGATAATAGCTAAGTGACCTTATTTAGAATCATTCTAAATTAGCGCAAAATCAAAGATTAATTTGGTAGTGTCGATAATAACCCCGATCATTGTCAGGTCGTAAGCAATGAAGCACGACACTAAAAAACTACCACGATGAAAGGGAAAATCTTTGTAAACACAATCGGTGAACGACATAAAATTGTTAGGATCAGTAAGAGCGGGAATAAGGTTACAGCTGAAAACCTGTCAGACAATGACAACTACGTTTTCTACTTTGACGTTCCGAAAATGAAGTTCATCAAAGCATATACGAGAGATGTTGAGTTAGGCGTTTTAGAATCAGCTACTACTAACTAAGTAACTAAGTAACTAACTAAGTAACCAACCACGAAATGCAAACCAACCACATCACAGTCACCACGTTAGACGGGTGTTATCAGTTTCACGCCTCGGTTCAATTCGAGCAGGGCAGTACTCGATACACCCGCGATTCAATAGCCGAGGATATACCCGACAGAGTAGTGTCAATCTACACATACATTGAGGATGAGGTTACGGATTGGCTACTTAGTCACTTCGATGAGTGCGACCTGTGCAACGATACGACCTTCACGGTAAATGATTTTCCAAGCGAATTAAAAACAGAACCTTATACAATAGCAGAATGATCACATCGACAGAACTTGAATTAAAACTCTCCAACACGAAGATTCCGACCTTTGTACGCAACGAAGGAATCAAGGCGGTTGTACGGCTAAAGATGGAGTGTTACGACCACATCATCACAGACCGTAAGACGCTGCATCTACTGGCCGAAGCAATAGGCGTTAAGCCGATAAAGTCAGGGCGTTACACCTTTATTCGCGTATTCGATGAGTTGCAGAACGCCGTTGACATTCAATACGACAACGGCACTTTTTTCATCTTCGGGCAAGGTGACGAGCAATAGCCTATTTAGAACCATTCCAAATTACGGATAGATGCAAACGGACGAAATTAATTATTATTTTTACGGAAATAAGATAAGGAAAATGAATCAAAACATTGAAAAACAGATAACGGATTATTTGCATCCGATGGATATGTCCGAAAAGGTGACTGCCATAAATGAACTAAGGCGACACATACATGAGTTGTCACCGTTCAAAAACGAGCCTGTTGATTTCGTTGAATGGATGCCGATAGGTTCGATAGTCGCAAATGACTACAACCCGAACAAGGTCGCTCCACCTGAAATGGAGTTGCTCGAAGTATCAATAATGAATGATGGCTACACACAACCAGTCGTTACCTATCCTTATGATGGAAAAATTGAAGTTGTGGACGGGTTTCATAGGACGCGGGTATGTAGGGAATCGAAGATCGTGCAAGGCCGCGTACATGGTTACGCTCCGATCGTTTCCATACGCAAGGAACAGTCGGGCAAGAATGACAGGATAGCTTCAACGATACGCCACAACCGCGCAAGGGGAAAGCATCAGGTGGATGCAATGAGCGAGATAATCCTCGAACTGAAAAACAGGAACTGGAAAAACGAACGCATTGCGCGTGAACTTGGAATGGACGAAGACGAAATCCTACGCCTTTGTCAGATAACGGGGTTGCAGGACATTTTCAAGAATGATGAGTTCAGTAAGGCATGGGAATCTTCGGACACGGAATCTTCATTTGAGCCTATCACAGACGACCTTACAGAAGAGGAGTTGGAAGATTACAGAACCGTCAACACAAGCGACCCGACCCGAATATTTCACACGTTCGATAAGTGGGAATGTCACAAGGCGGGATTCTATGCTTCAAAGAAAGTTGGAATGACGGGCGAGGAGTGCGAAAGGGCTTATGCTGATTTCCTTTCAGATTCACCAAGATTTGAGGCGGCACTTTCAGGAGTAATAACCGAATGGGTCAATTCATGCGAGCACTACCTTACTAATTCCGCAATGAATAGAATTGCGTGGTTAGGTCAGGCCGCTATGTGCTACGCAACGGGAGTTCCGTCCAAGTATTGTGCAGGGTTCAACCTAATGAGCCAAGAGCAAATGGATCAGGCGAATGAGTTAGCACTTGTGTACCTGAACAAGTGGAGGGATAAATACCAAATGGACGCGTTGACAATTGAGGAGGCGTTATCTATCGGACGACAAGTAAATATCTACTGAAATGGCAACGAAAAGATACATTGAATCAAGCGTACTGGACGCAAGTAGAGAACGCATATCAAAGTCATTCGATGAGTTTGAACGCATTTACATTTCATTCTCAGGCGGTAAGGACAGTAGCGTAATGACGCACCTCGTTATGGAGGAGGCTATAAAAAGAGGCCGAAAGGTCGGGCTTCTAATTATCGACTTGGAGGCTCAGTACAACGATACCATTACCCATATTGAACACATGGTCGAAATGTACAAAGACCACATTGAACTGCATTGGGTGTGTGCTGAACTTCTACTGCGAAATGCGGTTAGTAATTTTCAGCCGCGTTGGGCTTGTTGGGACGAATCAAAAAAGGACATTTGGGTAAGGGATAAGCCTAAATTAGCCTCTGACCTTTCACAGTATGATTTCTACGTTCCGAACATGGAGTTTGAGGAGTTCATGGTAATATTCGGACAGTGGTATTCACAAGGCAAGAAGACGGCTGCATTCATTGGCATCAGGTCAGATGAATCATTACACCGATACAGGGCGATAGTTTCGCGCAAGGACGGGCTTATGGTAAACGGTTGGAAGTGGACTACATTGGTTTCAAAAAACCTCTTTAACGTCTATCCGATCTACGATTGGAAAACAGAGGACATTTGGGTGTTCAATGGTAAATTCAGTCACTTGCCGCATAATCGGATATACGATAAGATGATGATGGCGGGTGTGAAAATCAGTCAGCAACGATTGTGTCAGCCATACGGTGACGACCAAAGAAAGGGGTTGTGGTTGTATCACATTTTAGAGCCTGAGACTTGGTATAGGTTGGTCGTTCGTGTGAATGGTGTGAATAGTGGCGCATTGTACATTCAGGAAAATGGAAACATGACTGGATACCACAAGATAAATAGACCCGAAGGACACACATGGCAGTCGTTCTGCAATATGCTACTGTCTACAATGCCAAAGGCCACATCTGAACACTACTCGAAGCGGTTTAAAAAGTTCATCAAAGGTTGGCAGGATCGCGGCTATGTCTCAATTCCTGATGAAGCACCCGAAGATCTGGAAAACAAGTGTTGGGTTCCATCATGGCGAAGGATGTGCAAGGTACTTTTACGAAATGACTATTGGTGCAAGGGGCTTGGACAGACACAACCGCTTTCGGACGCTTACCACCAGTTCAAAGAGATCAAAGCAAAGAGAAAAATAAACGAACAGATAACGAAAAATGAATCAGCCATCAGTAACACAACTACTTAGTCTTCTCGACAAGCCCGCCCTACTTAATTGGGCGAATAAAATAGGCTTGGAGGGCATTTCGCTCGAAGACCACAACAACAGGTCGAAGGCGGTCGGTCGATCATTTCATGAACAGGTTGAGCAAATGATAAAGCTGAACAAGGAAATTGAAGACCCGACACTAAGGGCTAATTACCACAGGTTTTTCGAGGGGGCTGAAATAGTTGAATCTGAGAAGTCGGTTTCCTGCGAACATTGGAAAGGTAGGTATGATGTGAAGTTCACCAGAAATGGCACGACATACCTTTGTGATTTCAAGAGTAATGCGAAGGGCGTTTACTTCGAGAACAAACTTCAACTGATAGCGTATTCGGAAATAGAAAGCGTGGACGAACTTGGAATCATAAGCCTACCTGATTTCAATTACTATCCAGTAAGGATCAAAGAGCGAAAACCCTACGTTGGAATACTATTGGCATTGAGCCACATCTACAAATGCAAATCACAAATAGGTCAGAAATAAAAACCAAACCCATGCAACACACATCAACCCAACTCGAAAGGCTTCAATCCCACTTCAACAACGGAGGCAAGGTGACCCGTCTAACCGCATTCATTGACCTCGGAATCTGCGAACTATCTTCACGGATAGGCGAACTTGAGAAGTCGGGGTTTCCTATCCACAGGCAAATGATCCACATCGTAAACCGTTACGGTGAGACTGTTAGAGTAATGGAGTATCGGAAGGGGGAGTGAAATAAACAGAAACCATGCTTTGCACAATTAACACGGATGCGAGTTTCAGTAAGCCGCACAAACTTGGAGGGTACGCTTTTTGGGCAATTAGTAACTCTTTCAAAATAACCAAGTCAGGAACATTTAGGGACAAGTGTAGCGACCCTACCGACTGCGAGATAAAGTGCATAATCAATGCCTTGATGACCGTTATACACGGTTGCGATGGTGTGACAAAGATTATCGTTAACACCGATTCAATGAACGCAATTCACGTACTTACGAACGATAAGGCTGCTCAGAACGCCTACACGGGAGGGGCGAAGGCGGGTGAAAAGTATAGAATGTCATTCAATAAGGTGGTATCAACAGGAAAGAGCAAACCGACTATTGAGTTTAGGCATGTTCGTGCGCACACCACTAAGGAAAACCCGCGAAGTTGGGTCAACGATTGGTGTGACAATGAGGCAAGAAAAGCGAAGTGGAATAAAATAAACTCCTTGCAAGCATCGAATTAATTACTAACTTCGCAATGTCCGACAATCAATCGGGAATCTACACACAATGAAAAAAGCATTCACGGGCGGTAAAAACGATTTGGTCAAGGCCGTGTGTAGCGGTGTTCCATATTCTACTATGGCTGATTACCATAGCCGCTCACCTTTTTTCATTGACCATGCGAGATAGTATGATATTTTACCGCAGCTTCTTTGAAGCGATGCGGGGGTTAGACCACAAAACCAAGTCAATTCTTTACGAGGCTATTTTCGACTACGGCTTGAATTTTCAAGAGCCTGAATTGACTGGAGTAGCTAAAACGATTTGGACGCTGATTAAGCCTAACCTTGATGCGAACATTCGTAAGTTTGAAAACGGTTCAAAAGGTGCTTCACATGGGTCAAAAGGAGGTCGGCCAACCAAAGGCCAAGCGAACCCCAAAGAAACCCCTGAACAACCCCTAACTAACCCCAACCCAACCCCTAATGTAAATGGTAATGGTAATGGTAATGAGGATGAAGATTTTGATGCAAATGAACAAGACCTTTTTGAAACATTTTGGAGTTTGTATGACAAGGGCGTATCGAGAGTGCCGTCACAAAGGGAGTGGTCACAGATTGACCCGCGTGAATATCCTAAGATAATAGCCCACGTTCCGAAGTATGTTCAGGCAACCCCACTTTACAGAAAAGACCCTATAAACTATTTGAAAGACAGGGTTTGGACGGATACTCAACTACCGAATCAATCCAGCCCAAAGGCCGAACCCGTTGTGACAAAATTTATTCCAAGACCGCCACAATATCCGACATGAACACTTTAGCAATTGAAAAACAGGTCATCGGTTCGTTGATAGCCGCGCCCGACCTTTACGTGTCCGTTTCCGACCTATTGACCGAAGGATGTTTTAGCGATTCTAAATGCCGAAAGGTGTTTGAAGCGTTGACGTTCATGTTCGGTCAGGATCAACGGGTATCGTTCCTTACTCTGGAAGATAGGCTATCAAAATCAGGAACGAGCGTATCAATTACCGACTTCATAGGCTCAATCAATTCGGGAGATTCGTTTCAGGAACATTGTCTCTTGTTGAAGGAACGGGAAATGAAGCGGATGCAGATTGACTTAGGGCTGCGATTGACCGCAATGGGTGCAGACGATTCGGAGGACGTGTTCGATACCAACGATCTGCTTATGGCCGAAGCTGAACGTATAGCCAATTCCGTAGGCATAGGCAAGGAAAAGACCAACGCGCAATACTTGGCCTCAGTTTCAAATGCAATGGACAAGGCATCGACCACAAACGGGATCACTGGCATACGGACGGGGTTTGATGAACTTGACCAATTGTATAGCGGTCGGCAACGTTCCGACCTTATTATCCGTGCCGCGCGTCCTTCGATGGGCAAGACCGCTTTGACATTGTGCGAAGCGTTACACATGGCCGTGAATGAGGATAAGAAAGTGATATTCTTTTCACTTGAAATGAGTGGGGAGCAATTGTTTCAAAGGTTAGTGGCCGTACATACGGGCATCTTCTTGCACAAGATTCAACGCGGCCAACTGACACCATTGGACTTTGACAAGTACCACGCGTTAACCCCGCAACTGACCACGAACAACCTTAGGATAGTTGACGATGTTTTCACGTTAAACGGTATCCGAACCAAGGCGCGAAAGGTCAAAATGCAGTACGGGCTTGATGTGGTGTTTATTGACTACCTTCAATTGATTAATCATAAGACCGAAAAGGGGCGAAGCAAAGAGAACGAGGTGTCAGAGGTTAGCCGTAGTTTAAAGATGTTAGCCAAGGCTCTTGATGTTCCTGTTATTTGTCTCAGCCAACTAAGTAGGGCGGTTGAAACGCGGGGCGGTGCAAAGATTCCAAAGTTGTCAGACCTTCGGGATTCGGGCGCAATAGAACAGGATGCCGACATAGTTGAGTTTATCTACCGACCTGAAATGGATAAGACCGAAGTGAACGGCCAACCTTCGCCCGATGATGGAGTTGCCTACATAGTTGTGGCAAAGCATAGGAACGGGGCTTGCGGTGACATTGAACTGTTTTTTAATAAGCCGCTAACGAGATTTGAGAATAAGAAGGTGACTGGTTACGCGGTTGAGAAGATACCGACAGTAATGCGACCAAGTAGTTCATTTGATAACCTTGATGACATAGACGATGGGGACGTTTTCTAAATTGCTTAAACAGTCGAACGATGCGAGTAATGCCGTTTGCGACAACCCGACAAAGGCCAACTGCCGTGAATTGGAACTGGTCACAGACCTTGCAATTCAGGCGTTGACCGAAGAGATTAAAAGACGAAAGAATGAAAAAGATAAGCATATCACCAATGTCGATCAACGTAGCGTTTCAGGGTAGACGGTTCAAAACGCCTCAGTATAAGAGCTACGAAAAAGCGGTAATGATGCTATTGCCTAAGATAAAAATACCCGACCCGCCTTTCAGTGTTTACTACGAGTTCGGGTTCAGCAACCAGCTATCTGACATCGACAACCCTGTTAAACCGCTTCAAGACATACTCCAAAAGAAATACGGGTTCAACGACCGTGACATCATGGAAATGCACGTGGTGAAACGGATGGTTAAAAAGGGTAGCGAGTACTTCGCGTTTGAAATTAAGAGGCTAATCACTATTTAGAATCGTTCCAAATTACGCCCAAACTAATAATTAGTTTGTCCATGTAGGATATGTGCCGTAGATTTGACAAAACAAAAACAGAGACATGAACACCAAACTCAAAATATCCAACGTAACGAACTCAAACAAGTACAAGGGTGCTTATGAGAGAATATTCTCAATCGTAAATCAGGATAGGATATTTGTTGAGGTTCACGAAGCCGAAGAAAGCGTAGGGTTGGTTGGTGACACTTATTTTTTAGAGTTGTCAGAGGCAATTGAGCCTACTCTATTGGAAGCGATTTTGAAAATAAAGAACGTAGAATCAGACAACAACTAAAAACAGATACATGAAACAGTTAGCAAAGGCCGTCCTTGCCGTAATGGATGAAGTCAAGGGCGTGGACAAGAGCATGACCGTTGGCTCAGGTCAGAACACCTACAAAGGCGTTAGCGATAAGGACGTTAAGACGGCCATAGGTCGGGCGATGCAAAAGCATGGTTTAACACTTCTGCCGATAGGTATTGAGGACGTAGTTCAGGTTGACAGATGGGAGGAAACAAACCAATACGGCACAAAACAAAAACAGAACATTAACGTGTCGGTCAAGACCAAGTATCTACTATTGCATGAATCGGGCGAAAGTCAGGAGGTCATGGGTTACGGTCACGGCATCGACCCACAGGATAAGGCAGCGGGAAAGGCGACAACCTACGCGCTAAAGAATCTTATGCTCTATATGTTCCTTGTTCCGACAGGTACGATTGACGATACGGACAACACTCACAGCGACAACATACCTACACCGCCTCCTGTGGCTGTAAAACCGAAAGCAAAGACCGACCTTATACCAACGCATCCGAAATGGTTAGGCGCGGTATCGGCTCTTGCCAAAGGTGAAACAACCATTGAGGCTATTCGCAAGGCTTACAATGTATCGGATGACAACGCGACCAAACTGGCAGAACTTGCCGCAGACTTTGAACAATGAAAACAGAACAACAAACAACAAACAACCAATCAATGAGAACACAACGATTACTAATAACACCGACTCAGGCGGCAGATATGTTAGCTATGAATCTGAAAAACAATCGCCCTATAAACGAGCGAGTAGTGGCAAAATACGCACAGGAGTTATCAAATAACAACTGGGTAACGGACAATGGCGAATCAATAAAGTTTGACCAAAACGGAATGATGGTGGACGGGCAACACCGACTGAGCGCAATAATCAAAAGCAATGTATCCGTTTATATGTGGGTAACATACGGAGTGGACTCACGGGCATTTATGACTATTGATGCGGGGGCATCTCGGTCAATAGGGTCTATATTGGGTATAAGCGGTGTAACATCTGCAAACCAAAAGACGGCTGTGATACGGGCGTTGCTAAGATATAGAAATCACTCGACAAGCGAAAAATTCGCCACACCTACGGCAACAGATGTATTGAAGTTTTACGAAATGGAGGCCGAGTTAATTGATTTTGCAAACTCACAATCAACGCAATTAACAACGAAAAGCGGGATTAGGATACCAGCATCGGTAGTAGGCGGAATGATAGCTTTTCTGTACGAAAGACACCCAAATGTCATAGTTTTTTTTAACGAGGTAATGAGTGGACGAGACATTACAAACAATGCCGTGTATTTATTGCGAGACAGGATAATAGCATCCAGTACTAATAGCAAAATGACAATGCCAATAGCCGCAAAAGAGCAGTTAATTCTAAAGGCTTTTACCCACTATAAAAATAAATACCAAGCTAAATCGCTGAAGGTCAGTACGGAGGAAAGCGTTTCAAATCTCTTTAAGCAAGCAATACAATGAAAAAAGCACTATACAACATCGAACGAGAATACCTTGAACTGGCCGAACAGATTGAACAGGCCGAAGGTGAACTAACGCCCGAACTTGAAACGGCTTTAGCCATAACCGAGGGTGAACTTCAAACGAAAGCCGTTGGTTACGGTTTTATTATCCGTGAAGCCGAAGGCAACATTGCTATCATTGACGCTGAATTGAAACGGTTGACGGCACTAAAGAAATCGGAACAGTCAAAGGTTGACAGGCTCAAAGATTCAATCTCCAAAGCGATGAAGTTGTTCGGTATCTTCAAGGTTGAAACACCGACATTAAAGCTGTCATTCAGAACGTCAAAGCGATGCGTAGGCCAATCACTTCATCCCTTGCCTGACGAACTTGTCACCATTGTACCTGAGCAACGCAAGCCGAATCTAACGGCTATCAAAGCGACCATTGAAAACGGGTTTGAGGTTGACGGTTATTACATTGAGGAGTTCCAAAATTTGCAGATCAAATGAGCAAGTTGGTCACATTCAATTGCCAAGTGGAGACTATTCAAAGCCGAAAGGACAACACTTTGAAGATAGTTCTAGGCACTCAGGAATTGACCGAGGGCGGTAAATTATTCCCATTGCAGAACAAGCTATGCACCATTGGAATAGTGCCAAACGATGCGCTTACTCAGGATGAAATTGACCTACTCCAATCTTCAAAATTGGGTATGGATGACATTCCGAACGCAAAGACACCAAGCCAACGATTGAGAAACGTGCTATTCATTTACTGGAAGCAAAACGATGGAGGCTACTCCGACTTCAATCTGTTCTATCAAAACAGGATGGATAAGATTATTGACACCATTAAAGCAAAAATAGAACCATGACAAAGAACAACGACCAATTTCGCGAACTAATGTATCGCCACAATGAAAACATTGACCTAGCAGTTGCCGAACTTCATCAAGAACTGATGGTAACGATGTTCGAAGGCCGAATGAAGGAGGATAGATTCAGGCCGCCTGTCAAGGATGTGTTTCTTGAAGTGTGCAGGGAGTTCACCGTTACGCCTGAAATCGCATTGGCAAAGACGCGGATACCATACGCAACCACACCGCGCCACGTTATTCGATGGTATCTTACGAGACGGCTTGAATTGACTGGACACCTAACGGCAAAGGTCACCAACTCAGTCAACCACGCTACGGTAATTCATTCGACCAAACAAGTTGACAATTGGATGCGAACAGATCTGGCGTTCAAGGCGAAGGTTGAAAGGATAGTCAACAGGCTAGAAAGAAATGCAGCATAAGACCACACCTTCATTCACGTATCAAGGCAGAACTTTCCGATGCGTTGGAACTTTCAGAACAGCCAACGGATGGGAGCATGATGTACAGGATATTGAAACAAGAGAAGTAAAACGAAAGCCCGATTCATGGGTTGTAAAAGCAATGAAATGAAAGCCGAAACATTCACACTATTGGCGTTGACATCGTTGGTTGTTATTGTTGTCCACTTATACTCAGCACTCACGTACCATCAACCACCAATCCCCCCATGCGGTGACTTCCACAACTGCCGAATCATTCAGGTAGACACGTATGGCGATTCAGCTATCTATGACGCTGTCCTACTGGACACGTGCCGACATTCTCGCCTAGTTCACTTCAAGGCCGAAGCTGATAGGTTCAATGCTGGAGATACGGCTCAGGGTAATTTCTTTGGACAATCAAAATAAATAATTACATTTGCAAACATGGGAACACGAAAGGGCGTTGAGCCGCAAAGATTCAGATACACCGCGATACTAACTGACGGCACGAAGATTACCAAAGTTTGCTCGCTTCAAAGGTTCGTTGACGGGTTGCCTCTTGAACTTGGCATCAAGTACGCGACACTGGCGAAGAACAAATGCAGCTTCACTCATAAGGGCGTGAAGTTTGAAAGGAGAAGGATAGTTGAAACCGTAACCAAGAAAGAGATAGTAGGATGACACCACTTCTGATAGTAATCATAATCGCATTGCTCGGTTTCATCGGGTTCTTGAAACTTCGGATTGATTCGCTAAAGGCTGATTACGATGCCATACTCGAACAGGCTTCTAAAGACCATGCGAGCAATCGAACGGAGTTAGCCATCTGCAAAACAGCCAAAGCACTACTAAAGGAAGCCAACGAACGTATGAAGGCCGAACGCGCTGGCCTGTATTTCAGGAATGAGAAGGGGCAGATTGAGGCGATGAGTAAGAAGAAATAGACGCGGTTTGCAAAGTAGAATTTTTATATCTTTGTAGCGAACCTTTAAAACGATTGATATGTCAACCTGCTCAACATACTGCGCTACACCATTTCCAGATCATACTAACACCGACTGCGGAGATACAGTAGGGGGTGGCGTTCAGAACCTAGTTCTATTCTCTTGCCAATCAGTGGCCGTTGAAAATGACGATTACACCACTGCGACCATCAACTCAGACATTGCCAACGGTTACGCCACAATGGTACTTGGCATCAAGGGAAGTTCTGCGGCTGGTTCACCGAACGCAAACTCAGCTTCATACGTTGCGGGTGGTGTTCCAAAGGTCGGAAGCTACACCATCGACTTTTCTTTAATGGATGAGAACTTCTCACTTGCCAACGATACGGCTTGGGGAACACTCAACTCAACAAGCGGAACGGAGATAGCCGCCATCCTTGGGCAGACCGTTGGTGAGACTGCGGTTGCGGTTCTTTACAAGCCACTTTCATCATTCCAACTTATAGGAACAGCCGTTGTTCCTGATTCTGAGGATGATGTGATCCACTATGAGTTCAACGTTTCAGGCAAGAGCCGACTTGGGCCAGTAGCCGTTGCGATGCCTGTGGCATTGTTCCCATAAAAAGACTGTTTGTTCCTACTTTGTGCATTCGGGAAGCGGGGTTATGCGTTAATGGCGTATAACCTCGCTTTTTCAATTAAGCGACTTAATCCGAACGCACGAATATCATTATGGGTTGACGGAGGTATCGCGCATCACATCCAAGACCCATCCGTGTTTGACCACGTTGACCATTTGACACGGGATCAGTTTACAGACGAACGTGGAGGTGTTGACCCCGCGAAGGTCAAGACCATAGTTTACAAACTTGGCCGAAAGTACTTCGACAGGTTCATGTATCTGGACGTTGACGCGATATGTATGAATGACCCGTTGCCGATGTTTGAAAGCATGAACGGGCTTGTCGTATCAACTGACGTTCTCGGGCGTGGTGGACGGAATGATGCAATAGGGTATTCACTTTGGGCAACGAACGAGAACATTTGGAAAACGTTCGGGCTTGACGAATCAGCGACCGTTTGCGGTATTCAATCCAGTTGGATGTACTTTGAGGCATCACAGACGTGCGACATTATGCAAGATTACATAGACCACTTTATGTCGGTCGGAATACCTCGCCATGTTCTGTCTCAGGCTTGGGGTGGTACGCTACCTGATGAACTTGTATATCAAGGTGTATTTGCAAAGATGGGATTGATACCCGACCATCCTGACGAAATAAGGCCGCTACTGTTCGGAACGCCACACGTTACCATTACAGAAGATGAAGCACGTGAGCATTACTCGTTCCTTTCAATTTACGGCACAGGACGCGATGGAACGACCACCCAGAAGAAATGGTTGAGGCTTTACGATGCTATTGTTCGTGAAATGAAAGCACCTTACCTATACCTTCAATCTGAACTAATGAAGGACAAACACCTGAACGCGAAATGAAGGCATTGATAACGGGGGCAAACGGCCAAATTGCCTCATATATGGCCGAACTACTCATTGAGAAGGGCTACGAAGTTCACGGAACGATTCGCAGAAACTCAGTACCCGAATCTCAGACCACGCGGATTGAAGGGTTACACGTTGACGGATCAATTAAACTTCACTACGCAGACCTGACAGACCCTAACAGTATTCAGGGTGTAATATCCGAGGTTCAACCCGACCTGCTATTCCACTACGCGGCACAATCGCACGTTCAGATTTCATACGAACTCCCTCAGTACACTCTTGACACGAACGGAGGTGGTACGCTTTCGATATTGGAGGCGGTTCGCAAGTTCTCGCCACATACGCGCATCTACAATAGTTCGACCTCTGAAATGTTCGGAAACAACGTTGACCCAGACGGTTATCAGCGCGAGACAACGCCAATGAATCCCGTTTCGCCTTATGGGTGTTCCAAGCTGTACGCTCATACCCTTTGCGCCAACTATCGCAACGCTTACGGCCTGAAAGTCTATTCAGGTATCATGTTCAATTCGGAAAGCCCAAGACGCGGAATCAACTTCGTAACGAACAAGGTGGTGAAAGAGGCCGTCAACATTCACCTCGGCAAATCGCAATATCTTACATTGGGCAACCTTAATTCATTCAGGGATTGGTCACACGCTAAAGATTCAGTTCGGGCGCATTACGCACTACTTCAATTGCCAGAAGCTGTCGATTACGTGATAGCAACTGGAATCACTCACTCGGTTCAAACACTCGTAGATGTTGTTTTCAATAAACTTGGATTAGACCCAATTAAGCACGTCCGAACATCTGAAAAGTACCTAAGACCCGAAGAACTTCACTACCTACGCGGTGACGCTTCAAGGTTCAAAGATGCCACAGGATGGAAACCCGAACATTCCTTTGATTCTCTTATTGATGACATGATCGGGTACTGGATTAATGATAACGGTCAATGAACACTTTTGGGATTGTCTGAAAGCACCACACCGTTATGTTCACAGTTTCGGTGGTCGCGGTAGCGGAAAGTCACGCCAAGAGGCAATAGGTTTCGTACTTGACATTGTTTCACCTGAATACTTCCGTGGCGTTATGGTCAGGGAGGTTTCAGACACTATTCGACATTCGCAATTCGCTGAGATAAAGGCCGTAATTGAGGCTTCTGGTCTTAGTGAACGTATCGAGGTGAATGAAACCCGTATGGAGTTCCATTGTCCGTCAACAGGCAATTCCATTATTTCACGCGGTCTTAAACAGTCAAGTAAAAAGGACACAGCGCGTTTCAAATCTATTGTTAACCCTACAAAGGTTTGGATAGAGGAGGCCGAGGAAATAAGCGAAAGTGACTTTGATAAGATAGACGGTTCGGTCAGAAAGAAGAACGCCAAATGTCAGATTCGCATGACGTACAACACGTCTATTCCGCCTGACCATTGGATACGCAAGAGATTCCATGAGCCACAGCGCGAGGACACCTTCTACCTTCATTCAACGTACCGCGTCAACATCGAGAACCTTGATGTTCAATACATCATTTCTCGTGAACAGTTGGCAGCATCGAATCCCGAACGTTACGCGGTGGAGGTTGATGGGCAATGGGGTATTCATCAGGTCATCCGACCATTTGCGACCCAATACGACCACATTAAACATCGCGGGTTCACATCGCTTCAACCACATCGGACGCTTTACATTTCGTTCGACTTTAACCTTGACCCGTTCGCGGTCATATTCGGCCACGTTTGGGAAGATCGTAACGGATTCCATTTCCACATCTTTGACGAACTTTCAATTCAAGGCGGGTCACTTGACGAAGCGGCACGACAGATAAAGGCCAAATACGGCCACTTGTCGCATAATATGCACGTAACGGGTGACTTCTCAGGAACGGCAAGGTCAATGCAGTCACCCGACAACGCATCAAACTTCAAAACCATACAACGGCTACTTAGATTAAGAGATGGCCAACTCGAAGTAAGGCCGAACCCGCGACACTCAAATAGCCGAACGGATTGTAATTTTCTTTTAGCAAACATAGAGGACTTCACCGTGTCAGATAAATGCCTAAATTTGGATCGTGACCTAAGAACGGTCGAAGTAGATGCCAACGAAGGTATTATTAAGGCCGACAGAAAGAACATCGGGCAACGTGCCGACCACTTGGACGCTTGGAGGTATATGGTCAACATCAAGGTCATTCAGGAATGGATAAAGAGAAAGCAAATAAGGTAGGTAGGCCACGGATATTCAAAGACCCCGAAGAACTTTGGCAGGTGTTTGAAGAATACGTTGAACACAATAAGAAGAACCCGCGTATCAAGTATGAACTAAGCGGCAGAACGGGTGAAGTTGTTCCGATACCGCTTCAACCACCGCTTACTTTGGAGGCGTTCAATCTGTTCATTTTCTATAAAGGATTGGGTGACGGGGCAAGACAATACTTTGAAAATACGGGTAAGGCTTACGATGAATTTTTAGGGGTCACTACACGTATAAGGGAATGCGTGAAGTCAGAACAGGTGCAGGGAGGTATGCTTGGACTGTACAATCCGAACCTTACGGCACGTCTTAATGGGCTGACCGACAAACAGGAAATAGACCAAAAGGTTACTTCAAACCAATTGGAGGTTGTAATAAAACGAATGGACAAATGAGTTGCTACAATTGCACGGGCTGCACCCCGACAGAAGACATGAACGCCTGTTTCGCTTCGGTGAACTTCGGGCAGTTCGCTAACGGGGCGGTGACGCTTACTTTCAAGAACACGGCAGACGGTTCGGAGCATATTGCCACAGGAACGGCAGCGGGCGGGTCGCTCAGTATCACATCAGCAAACCTACCTTCATTCATTGGAGGCGTTGGATACACGGTTACTGCGAGTGCCACTTGGACACTTGGCGGCACGATTCGGACGTGTGTTTCCGTTAGGTTCGTATTCAGGAAGGACAAGGACGGATTAGTGGTAACGGGAACATCTGAGACATTGACCGTATGCAGTTGATACCACAGGCATTATTCATTTCCATTGTCACGATGGGCTTTCATGTTGTAGCCAATCAGTTGTATTTTGAGTTTCATGGCGACCCTTCATTGAATTACCATCAATGGCACAAGTGGAAGCGGATAATTTACAAACCATTGTGGTATTGCCCGACCTGTATGGCTTCGGTTCACGGCACGTTCTGGCATTTCATTCTAGGTGGTTCATTGACTTGGTGGCTGCCGACATTGTTAATCGTTGCACTATTCAACACCCTTATCAATAAATGGGTAAACTGACACACGCCTTTGACTTCGGTTCAGAGGTTTACATCAAAACAGACCGTGAACAGATACCATGTCAGATAACTGCCGTCCGTTTCTTTGTCGGTGGCACTATCACATACACGGTTGCTTGCAATGGCACTTACATTGACGTTTATGAAGTTGAATTGACAGACGAACTTGACACGTTGAAAAAGGTTACATGAAACTATTTGAGGACTATATACTGCGCCAACATAAGCGCATACTTGCCAAGCAATCAAAGGCAAAATTACAGGCGCAGTTTAAGGATGATATGGGGCGTTGGTGGTCAACATTCCGAGACGCTTCGGATTTTCCTGTTTCACGCCTTGCAGCCCAACAGACCCAAATGCAATTTCTAGCAAGTGGACTAACGGGCAAGCAAATGGATGACGCTTTAAGTGCTGTACTTGACGCATGGGCAAACAACAAACTTGACGTTGCAGGTGCTATCATTCAATCGCTTCGTGAACTTCCGAAAAAGGTATTCAACCTCCACGTATTGGTCAACATCATTGCCGTTAGTTACGTGCGGTCTGACGAAGATGAGAGCGTCTTTAACGAGGCCATACACTCAGAGAAATGCGATTGGTTGCTTGGCGAGATTGAACGCGGCACTTTTTTTTTCGAGCGTCCGCACTTGATACAACTCTTGTCTCAGTACGGGATTTCTGGGGATCAGTTGACAAGCAGTTTCTACGCCTCAAAAGCGGCAGCAAGAAGCCTGTCAAGTCTCTTGGATTCCAGTCGTTTGATGACACGTACAAGCGAATCAGAAAAGACGGGCTGAATCTGTCTCTCTTTATGCAGAACCACATGGGAGGCGCAACACGCGCGTATCGTCTTTCAAGGGCAGATTTCATGATCGAATTAGTTACCTTTGTCAATTCAGAATTAGCCCGAAGAAACCATGAGCGAAGTAGTAGGCAAGTATCGTCTGGAGGTGGAGGGGGCAATCGCAAGCCTCCGAAAGTTAGCTGATACATCCGATCAGGCTGCGGCCAAAGCAGAACGCGCGGCAAAGGCAATGTCAGACTCTTTCGTTAAGGGTTCTGACGGTGCTAAAAGACTAGATGCCGAGTTAAGAAAGCAACCTCAGACGTTGGCCGAGATGGAGTTGAAACTCCAAAGGCTAAAAGAGTTGCTTCGTGACGATACCAAAATAGGCACGGAGGGGTTCAAACAGGTCACTAAGGCGATCAATGATACCACGGCTGCGATTGGTAAGGCTAATGCTGGCCTAAAGGAAACCAACACGGTTGGTAATACTCTTGTCTCCACTTTCAAAAGCGTTGGCGTTGCGCTTGGTGTTGCGTTCGGGGTTCAACAAATAATAGCGTTCGGTAAGGAGGCTGTAATGCTTGCGGCAAAAGCCGAAGGTGTTGAACGTGCTTTCAAGCGTATCGGCTCGCCCGAACTATTGCAGGGGCTTCGGGATGCGACAAGGGGAACGGTCACGGACGTGGTTCTCATGCAGAACGCGGTCAAGGCCAATAACTTCAAGATACCACTTGACCAATTAGCTACCCTATTCAAGTTCGCTCAGACACGCGCACGGGCAACGGGTGAAAGCGTTGATTACCTTGTGGACTCGATAATCCTTGGTATCGGACGTAAGTCCATCCCTATCCTTGACAACCTTGGTATCAGCGCGGTTGAACTAAAGGATAAGTTAGGCGATACGGCCAAATCAGCCGCGACCATTGGTGACGTTGCTAAAGCTGTCGGTGACATTGCAACGGATGAACTTGCGCGGGTTGGAACGGAGGCAGACACCGCAGCCGACCAATTGGCACAACTTACTGTCGTTTGGGAAAACTTTAAAACAAAAGTCGGTGGGTTCGTGATAGCGGGGCTTACTGAATTTGCAAAAGGACTGCAACTCATATCTCAGGACGCGGCAGCGGTTATGCGGATTCAAGATGAAATGGCGGAAAAGACAATCCCGCAATTAAATGAAGCCTATGAAAAGCAATCTGAAATACTTGCTAAGGCCACCAAAGATGGACTTGGTAAAAACTCAAAAGAACTTCGAGACAACATAATACTGCAAGCTGAGTTGTTGAAGGTTATTGGAAATCAGATTGAGCAACGAAAGAATGCGCGGAAATCCGATTTTGGTAGTGAGGCTTTCGACCTGAAGGAAATAGCGTCTGCAATGTCAGCTTTGGACAAGGAGCGTGAAGATGCGGCCAACAGTCAGATACGCAACCCCTTTTTTCTGAAAGCTGCGATAGATGACTTGACTGAATCAATAGAATCTGAGGGCATCGCAAGGGAAGCTATAATGCCCTTGGTCAAGCAACGCATTGAACTTGAAGAAGAACTTGCCCGACTACTTGGAAAGGAAACGGACGCGCAAAAGAAACTACGTGAACAACTTGAGTTGACCAACAAACTGAGGGCGCAAGTATTCACGGGTGCTGAAATGGCCGATGGGATTCCAGTGGTAACCGCATTGTCATCTACACTTAACGGCCTTAATGCACTTTTAAAAGAACAGCAAGACATTCTAAATAGTTCTCCAGAATTTTCACAGAGGTACAAGGATGCGTCTGATGAGATTGATAAGCTAACAACTAAGGTTAAGGATTTCAATGACGATACCATAGATCCAGCGTTGGGATTCCCTAACGCATCTGCTAGTAGTATCGATGGTCATCCAGCAGGAGACGAGGAAGAGTGTGACTTCGACTGTCAGTTAAAAAAATTTCAGCAGTATGCCCAAGCCGTAGGCAACATCGTAGATGGTATAAGCGAAGCGATCGCTGCTGGTCATGCGGCAGAATTGGCCAGTCTTGATGAACGGCTAGAAAAAGGTCAAATATCACGTGAACAATACGACAAGAAGAGAAGGGATTTAGAACGAAAAGCAGCTATTGACCAAAAAAACGCTGCAATATTCCAGTCAATAATCAACACAGCATTAGCCGTATCTTCGGCACTGACAATAGCTCCGCCAGCTGGTTATATTTTAGCTGGTATATCGGCAGCATTGGGAGCGGTGGAAATAGGTGTTATAGCGGCTCAACCGTTACCTCAATTTGCAACGGGTGGAGCGGTGGTTAAGGAAACGGGGGCAATCATTGGAAGAAAACATAAGCAAGGTGGTGTAGTGATAGAGGCCGAGGGTGGTGAGTTTATCACAAACGCCAAACAATCTAGTAAACACGCAGACCTATTGGCCGCAGTAAACAAAGGGATCGGTGAAAAGTACATTGCACAGCATTACGTGAAGCCCGCACTTGATAGGGCTTTGCTCAATGGATTCTCAGACATTGGGAGGTCGGCTGAATTGAATGGGCTAACAGCCAATCTAAAAGACTCGAACATAATTCACGCTTTGGATAGGAATAGACACGCCACGATCAGAGGCTTTGAAATGATGGCATCAAAACTAAAGATGAATCAAAATAAGAGGGGCGGATATGCTTAGTATAACGTCCTCCCAGTTTAGTATTTCAAGAGAACCCGAGGGTCTGCGTGAGTTGGAACATCGGGTGTACTACTCATCTGAGTTGCGTGGGTACTTGGAAGAGTTCAATGGCGACCTCACGTTTTATGGAGACGACTACGCTTATCTCAGGAGACAATATATAACAGGTGCTTGTTCAGTGATTCCCGTGGTAGTTACCGACTCATGGGGGCTTACATTGAACGGTAATCTTTTCCTGAATGACGCTGAATGGCGGCCAGACATATGCAGCGTCAAGCTTCAAGTAGTTGATGGTGGTTTCTTGTCGCTGATAGACCAGAACATGGGAATAAAAGCATATGTAAATGTTCCTAGATCCAAGAATGATGTTGACATTACCTCTTATGTTTCAGTTCAGACCGACCTAGAGTTTAAATCAAATACAGTAAGTGGAACATCCGCAACAAACAGAAGCGGAGTCCGTGTATATGACGCGCTTAAAATGTTGATAGGATTTATGACGGACGGGTTGCTTGGGTTTGAAAGCGACTTTCTGTACCCAGACGATGACGATGATGACGTTCGTATTCCTGTATTAGTTACGGCAGACGAGTTAAGAACTGGTAGCGGTGATTATTTCCCTTACATATCATTTGAGGAACTATTTACTGACGTTTCTAGTCTATACAATCTCACGTTCTCAGTTCAAAATGGTGTGTTTAGAGTGGAACAGGACAGCTACTTCAAGCAATCAACAACACCTTCATCATTTCAGTACCCAGAGAAGGTTGAACAGCGTTCTGACGAAAAGAGTTTTGTGCAAAAGGTAATGTTTGGAAGTCAGATTGATGAGAATGAGGATTTTGACTATTACCCGAATATCACGTTTCTTGGTTTCAGGCAAGAGGAATACCACATGGGCGGCCAGTGCAACACCAAGGCTACGCTTGATTTACAGCTTACCACTATAACTACCGACCCAAATATAATAATGGCAAATCTGCCAAACGCATCGGGTGGAGGTGTCGATTTTACGGGTAAAAATGAGGACATATACATGGTCACGTTTGGGTCGGACAATATAAGCGTCAGGTATCAACATCCAGTGACATCAACCCTACGATATTACAATGACCTTCTTACCAACTTCCGTGTTGCTACAAGGTGGGGAGATGGCGTTCCTTTTCCAATATATCTGTTCTTAGGAGCAGATCAGAACGGTGCAAGGGCTATAATGGTATTGAATTACCTACCTACTTACGTTCAGGTTCTGCCAACCATATTATCTGCTACTTACCTTACTTTCCCGTTAACATACCCACCTTTCGGTTTTGACCCAAACTTAAACATCAGCTATTCGACATCCACTTTTGACCTTAACACGGTAACTCCACTTACACCGATAATTAACACATATTCGAGCGGTAACACCATCTATACTGCTCCCGTGTCATCAATATATACCGTGTCGTTCATGGTTCGTGTTGCCGATACTTTTGGCGGAATAACGGGGGTAAGTGTGTGCCGTTTTGGGTCTTCGTCATCAGCAATACTCGAACAACAGATGTTTCAAAACTGGGCGTTCATCAATGGGGCGTATCAATGTACAAACAGCTACACGCTTAACGCCAATATTGGAGATAGGATTGCTATTCGTGTGATCGGTGGGCTTGATATATTGTCAGATTCGTTTTTTCAAGTGAATGGTCTTGACTTTATAACAAAGACATACGACCCGTATAACACGTACTTAGTTGAGACGGCATTTGAAATTCCAATGGGGTCGCAGGATTGGCAGACGTTTTTAGCCGATAGGAACGGGAGAATCAGCGTAACACATAAAAACGGAACGATCAGAGGCTATTTGAAGGACGTTACGCGCAACTTAGAAAGTGGTATGGCAGATTGGACAATTCGTTCTACCTTTGGAAACAGCTAAATGGGTCTTGGATTAATACCATATCAACCGTTGCCGTTCGGACTTGAACCGAACTGTACGCTTCCATGCGCTAACTGGATTCAGAAGATAGAACGGGGGGATAGAACGTCAATGCAGTTCACCTTCGGGGCTTGTGGCAATACAGGAAGCATATTGACCAACGGTAATTTCGCTAGTGGCAGTACGGGGTGGACGGTAAACGGAACATGGGTATTTGCGGATAATGTGGCTACCTCGCCAATAGGCGGTAGCGGTTACATTCAGCAATCAATAACAGGCGCGGCAGGTTTGTATTATGAGTTGTCATTCGACCTTACTCTGTACAATGGGGTACTGATTCTATCGTCTAATCTTGGCATTACTCAGACCTTCTATGTAAGCGGTGGTCAAACGCTGATATTCGACAGCGATGGAATGACAAACCTTAACTTTTACTTTCCAGAGGCTTTAGGTGGTACGCTTTCAAATATTCTATTAAAGCCAGTCAGCACAGACGTAGCGGTTGACGTGGTTGACCTGAACAACGATACGATCGACAGCATACCTCCCGACTATTTCACATTTACTGGCGGGTACTTGACTGTTTCAATTGAAAGCTGGGCGGCGATAGGTTTATCTGATGGATGCTACAAACTAGCTATTTACGACCCTTGCCAATGTTCGCAGTTCGGGTTCATTGGCGATGACTTTGACACGCCTAATCAGTTTGCGGTCACCACAAACACGGTATCGACAACCGTGACCATAACAGGCGGAGACATGGATGTGGTTAACGGTGGGGCGGTTGCGGGTTCGGTTGTAGTTCAAAAGTTGGCCGCACTTTGTCCTGACGTTAGTTACACCGTCACATACACCGTTTCAGGGCTTGCGGCCAGTGATAATTTCAGGACTTCATCTGGACAGACCAA